CGGTTACCTTCGCGTAGTCGCCGCCTGTGACCGTCGCGCTGTGGCCGGCGATGACCGTCGCGTAGTCGCCGGCGGTTACCTTCGCGTAGTCGCAGGCGGTTACCGTCGCCCTGTCGCAGGCGGTGACCGTCGCCATGTCGCCGGCGACGACCGTCGCGCCGTAGCCGCCGATGGCCGTCGCGTAGTCGCCGGCGGTTACCTTCGCCCTGTCGCCGGCGACGACCGTCGCGCTGTGGCCGGCGGTGACCGTCGCCCTGTCGCCTGCGGTGACCGTCGCGCCGTGGCCGCCGACGACCGTCGCGCCCACGATCGACATGTGGGCGCAGCCGTGCGCGGCTAGGTACGAGGTGGCGCCGCCCTGGTCTCCGCAGAAAACGACATCGCATCCAGGGAACTTCACCTTTCCCTTCAGGTCCACGATCGCATCATCGTCAACCTGCACCACGAGCCATTTCGAGTCGACGTCGTAGTTGAGCAGCGACCCGTCGCCCTCACCCCAGAGCAGGCCGTGGAGCCCATGCCCGCAGCGCGCCACCGGGCTCCAGTCTGGCGCTTCAACGTGCCCGCTCTCGGGCCACCGAAAATCGTTGTACGAAGTCATCTTAGAGGTGCACGTGCGCAGACAAAGAACCTTAGCCATGTCGTCTCCTGTCCCCCAACGCCACAAGCCCCGGGCCTTGCGGCTGCGGGGCTTTGTGCTGCCGTAGGTGCCGTCACAAGGGGACGGCACCTACTGGCTCGGGGGCTGGCGCTGAGCTCGTGGCGCCCTCCTCCCATATCTCATAGGCGCTGAGCCTGAGCCCTCCGGTCGCCTCGAGCTCGGCGATGGTCTGGCCTGAGGCCTCCCCCCTCTTGCCCCGAGGAGCCGTGGAGGCCGCGGCTTTCTCGACCTCCGAGATCGAGAGGGTGCGTTTAACCCTGATCATGCTGTCGAGCTTGGCCCCGAACCGCAGCCGCAGCGCGGTCTCCGCGCGCGTTAGATCGATCGTGCGACGCGCCTTGGTCACCCTAGACCAGGCCCGATCCCCAAGCCGCACCACGCCCCCGTGGGCCTGCGCCCACGTCACAGCGCCGGCCTCGAGCGCTGCCAGGTAGGCCCGGATCGCCTTCGCCGAAGCCAACACGGCGGCGGCCTGCGATTCGGTCTCCACGACCACGGGCAGTGCGGCGGCAAGCGCCGGCGCTCGAGCGGCCAGTGCCCGTGGCCCCTCGCAGGCCGACAGCGCCGGGCAGTGGCACTCGGTGCAGTGGCGCCCGGGGTTGGGCGTCGCCGAATGCAACTCTAACGCGAGCCGCGCCAGGTTGCCCCCGTGCTCGAGGAGGTCGAGCGAGTCAACCCAGGCCTCATCCGCCGAGACCCAGCCTGGTCGCACGCGCACCACGACCACCCGAACGCGTTCGAGGGCGTACAGCTCTGAGAGGCACAGGGCCGCCGTGAGTAGCTGCGGGTGCTCCGCGGCCCTCGGCTGCGGCAGGCGGCCGGTTTTCCAGTCGATGACCGTGCCGACCCTGGCCACCGTATCGACCTGAACGGCGTCGACAGTGAGGGGTATCTCGGTGCCCCCCGCGGCGCTGTAGTCTCGCTGTCCCGAGCTCGGCAGCCGTCGAGCCGACCACCTCGCGACGTCCCACGCGAACGGCACCTCGCGCTCGTAGATGAGCCCCGCCGACCACACTGGCCACCATTCGGTGAACGCCTCGTGCATGGCCACGAGGTCCGCCGCAGCGGCATCGGACAGCCCGTTGCGGGCGATGGCGTCCTCGAGGCGCAGGTCGCGCGCCACGAGCTGAGCGAAGGCATCCTCCGCGGCTTTTTCTGGGTCGCCCTCGGCCTCGATTAGCTCGTGCTCCGCCGTGCCGAGGTCCGCGGCCTCGCCCCCGGTGGCCTGGGGGTGCATCACAGCGGCCGGCCGGAAGGCGTAGCCGCAGAGCAGGGCCAGCCCCACGCGGCTGCCTGTGAGCCGCGTGCTCATCGCTGCAACGCGGCCTTCAGCTCGCGGTAGAGCTCGAGGCAGCGCTGCCGAGCCTCCGACGAAAGCGTGAGCTTCTGCACCTCGCTCCCCGCCTGCCCGAGCTCCGCGACGGACCGCGCCTCGCGCAGCAGCAGCACGGCCCTCGTCTCGTCGTCCTTCACGCGCTCATCGGGTGGCCCCGCCGGAGCGGCAACAGGTGCAGCCTGCGGGGCGACAGCGGCGCGAGCGGGCTCCCGGCGCTCCTGCTGCGGCGCGGGGCGAGTCTCGTGGCGCGGCGGCGCGCCCTGGTCAACGACCACCCCGTCGGCCCCTGCGCCATCGTCGTCGTCGTCAGGCGCCACCCCAAGGAGGCCGGACAGGCAATACCTGCGGAGGTATGTCAGCGCAGACCCAAGCGCCTGCACCTGGGTCAGGCCCTTGCCCTGGTCTAGAGCAACGCGAGCCTCGCTCTCAAGCCACTGCTCGCCGCAGAGAAGCCGAGTCACGAGGTAGCCGTCGTTGTACTCGTGGGTGACAGCGATCCCGTTCTGCGACAGCCCCTTGCGGGTGGCGGCCAGCACGCTCGCGAGCGTCGCGTAGCGGTACCGCATGTGCGGGTTTTCGCGGTCTTTGCCGACCGCCTCAAACGAGCCCTGCGCCTTTGCAAGAGCTGCGGCTAGATCCCCGACCTGGGTAGACGAACGGAACCGCGTGGCAGGTGCCACGGCGTCGACCAGCGGTAGCAGCAGGTCAGCTCCCACTGCACACCCCCGCGGCCAGCACCCGCGAGGTGCGGGTTTCGGTCACCCGAGCGTGGTGCGCACGGCGCGTGGCGCCGGCGGCCTGGAGGGCGCGGCCTGCCTCCGCCAGGGCGGCGGCGACCGCCTGGTTCGCGTCGACCGTGGCCAGGTCGTCGCGCCAGGTGCGGAGGCCGAGTTTGATGCGGGGGCGCGGAGGAGTAGCGGCGGGCGGGGAGTGTCTCATGACGAACATTCGTACGCGACGAACGAATGTTCGTCAATAGATTTTTTTCGGTTGACGTACGAACGTTAGTCGCTGTATATTCGTTCGTCGTGGGCATCGAAACAATTTGTGCCAGGTTGGCCTGTCTCATCGACGTGGCCGGGCTCGGGCTCGAAGAGCTCGACGGGTTGGCCGGGCTCTCGCCCGGGCACTGCGGTCAGGTCGTAAGAGGGACCAAAAGCAAGCTCCGAGCTTCGACCACGATTGCTATCGCTAGCGTTTTCGGCGTCTCGGCTGAGTACCTGACGAACGGTACTGGCCGTAGCCCTGCGACGTTGAGTGTGCATAGGGCGGTGACGAAGGCGCGCTTTGCTCATGCAGCGAAAGTGGCAGCGATGCCGGCAAAAACAAAGAGGCTCGGGCGACCGTGAGGGCTACGCGTTCACCATCACCGACGCCGCCGCTCGCATGACCGAGGGGCAGGGCAGGCGGCCCTCGAGCCACGCCACGCCTCCGCACCCCCAGGGCCGGAGGTTGTGGCGGTAGAGGTGCCATATGAGTCGATTGGAACGGTGCGTAGCGGCGGTGTCGTGGGCGATGCGGGGGCGCAGGGATCCGTCGCTCGAGCGGGGGCTGCTCGATTTGGTGCAGGCGGTTCGTGACGAGCTCCTTGATGAGCCACCTGAGGCAGACACACCCATCCCCTACTCGCCGGTCGCCGAAGAAGGTGAGCGCGTGCGCGACCTGGAAGAGCTCACCCGCGAGCGTGACATCGCAAGGCGTGAGCGAGACGCGGCAGACCGTGAGTGCGACCGGCTCGCGGGTGAGCTCCTGGCGGCGCAGAACGAGCGCTACGAGTGCCGCAGCATCGCGAATCAGCAGCGCGTGGAGGTGCGTGACGCGTGCGCGCGAAACCTCGAGCTGTCGAGGCTCGCGGCGCGGCTCAGGGCCGAGCGCGACGCGTACAAAGAGGAGCTTGCTCGGCGACCGGTGAGGGCCTCGTGAGGCGCGGCTGGCATCGCAGCGATCCTGGCCGGCGAGTCGTGCGGCTGCCCCTTGTCGGCTACATGATCGCGAGCGATGTGCACGGGGCCCGGGACGAGAATTGCGGGCGCTACGAGGTGTGCCTCGACGCCGCCGCTCGCATGACCGAGGGGCAGGGCAGGCGGCGGCTGAACGACGCCAGGTGCCCCATGGGGTGCGAGCAGTGGGTGCAGCGTACGCCATGGCGGGCGACGGAGTTTATCACCGACAGCGGCGAAAGCCGGGACGGCCTGTGAGGGCCATTGCGCCCATCCACACGGTCAGCGAGCCCAACCTGCGCGAACACTGGGCGGTCAAGGCGGGCCGCACTGCGTCCCAGCGGGCGGCCATCCTGCTGCTGTGCCGCGTGCACTTCGGCTCTCACCCGCCGTCTCTCCCTGTGGTCGTACGGCTCACCCGAATCGCCCCAAGGGCACTGGACGACGACAATCTACGTGGGGCCCTGAAGGGCTGCCGGGACGCCGTTGCGGACTACCTGGGGACCCACGACCGGGACCCGGGGATCACGTGGGATTACTGGCAGGACAAGCCCGTGCCGCAGAGTCGGCGCAAGGATGCGCCTGAGCTGATTAAGTACTTTGTACAGGTCGAGTTAACGAACCGAGAGGACAACAAGGATGCGACGAGAAGCGTTTTTGGAACTGCTGCCGGTGCCTCTAAGCGACGACGAGGTGCACGAGCGAGCAAAGGAAGCCGCGGGCGTGGTGACGCGGATTCAGGCCAAGAAGCTCGAACTGGAGACCCACAAGGAGGAGGCCAAGACCAGGACCAAGAAGCTCGAGACTGAGGAGGACGCGATCACCGCAAGGGCGTACGAGCTCGCCCTGGCGGTGAAGAGCCGCCGCGAGCCGAGGCAGGTCGAGTGCCGGGAGGTCTATCGCGACCACACGATCTACACGGTGCGGCAGGACACGCTCGAGGAGGTGAGCTCGCGAGCTGCCACCAAGGCCGAGATCGAGGACTGCCAACAGGTGTCCATGTTCCCCGCCAAGAAGGGGAAGCTCACGGCGGTGGACGACAAGGCCCCCGACAAGTCCAAAAACTGAGCTCCTACGGCAGCACAAAGCCCCGCAGCCGCAAGGCCCGGGGCTTTCGCCATTGATGCGACCTACCCTCGACCTTGGGATGCTGTTTCCGCCTGTGCGCGTCGAATACCTGCCCGCTGAACGGGCGGTCCTAGGGGCCCTGATCCGAGGCACGTTGCGAAGTCGCGACGTCGCCGCGCTCGACCCGAGCGACTACCACTATCAGGTGCACGGCGACGTGCACGAGGCCCTGCTCGTGGTCGGCTCGCGCCGTGATCTGTGGCCCTCGGGCCAGCGCAGCGTCGCCGGGCTGCCCCTGGGCGCGTGCATGGCCGTCTGCTCGCTCCGTGGCCTGCTCGTGGCCGGCTACCTACGCGAGCTCGCCGCGGCTGCGCCAGGGCGCCGCCAGGCGGTTGCGGCGGTGGCCGAGGTGCGACGGGGTGCCGCCGAGCGCGACGACGCAGAACGGGGGCGGGCGCGTATGCTGCGCGACTTCGCGTGGTGGGCGACTGACGCCGCACAGGCGCTGCGGGGCGTGTACCACGATCGCGAGCTCGCGGCGGTGGCCTCGTGAGCGGGGAGAGGCTTTGGGCGCACCAAGAGAAGGCGGTGACGGCTGCGCGCGAGGCGTACCGGGCCGGGCACCGGTCGATCCTGCTCGTGGCCCCCACGGGCGCGGGGAAGACCAAGATCGGCGTCACCTTCGTGCTTACCGCAGTGGCCCGAGGTGGCAAGGTGCTTTGGCTCGCGCACAGAGAAGAGCTGCTGCAGCAGGCCAAGGCGCGGCTACACCGCGAGGGCATCCCCGACGTGGGCATCATCAACGCGGGCTCGGGCTGCTCTACTGCGCCGGTCCATGTGGCGAGCATACAAACCATGGTGGCTCGCGCAAAGAAGGGTCTGCCGCCCGCAACCGTCGTGGTTTTCGACGAGGCGCACCACTACGCGGCGGCGACGTGGCGCGAGATTGCCGAGCACTACGGGCCCGCGGTGAAGCTCGGACTCACCGCGACTCCCGAGCGCGGCGATGGGGCCGCGCTCGGCGACCTGTTCGAAACGCTGATTCCCGTGTCGAGCGTGCGCGAGCTTCAGGCTCTCGGCGTGCTCGTGCCGTGCCGTACGTTCGCTCCCGACACCACAACGAAGAACCTATCGCACGACCCTGTTGTCGCGTATCAGCTGCACAGCGCCGGCGAGCGAGCCTTCGTGTTTTGTCAAAACGTGAGCCACGCAGAAACGGTATCGCTGGCGTTCAACGGCCAGGGGATCCACGCGGCGACCATTCACGCGAACACTCCGTGGTCGCTGCGCGAGGCGCGGCTCGCAGCGTTTCAGCAGCAGAGCAACGATCCGCTGCGCGAGATCGGCACGAGAGAGAGCGCCCCCCTTGTTCTTTGCAACGTGTACACGCTGACGGAGGGCGTGGACGTGCCCGAAGCGTCGTGTTGCATTCTCGCGCGTTCGTGCGGTCACGCGGGGATGCTCCTGCAGATGGTCGGGCGCGTGCTGCGCGCGGCCCCAGGCAAGACGCACGCGACGTTTTGGGACCTTTGCGGCGCGATCCATCGCGAGGTTGCAGGCGTGCGAATTGGCCTACCCGAAGCGGATCGCTCGTGGTCGCTCACCGGTCGAGCGATCGGTCTTGCAGAGCGAGAGCGAGACATCGCGCTGAAGCCCTGCCCGGCGTGCGGCGCTATGATTGGCTTGTGGCGCACCGACTCTGCGGGCTACCGCTGCTGCCCAGCGTGTCGAGAGCGAGTGGCGGCACCCGTGGAGGTCGCGATTACGCCGCGCCGGATGCTCGAATTTGGGGCGCGCTCCACGCCGGCAACGCGCGAGGCGTACCTTGGGAAAATGGCGCGTGTGGCCGCTGCAAAGGGCTTCAAACCGGGCTGGGTGACGATGAGGTATCGCGAAATGTTCGGTGTGTGGCCGGCCTCGGGAGACGCGGAGCGCGCCATGGCCGCGACGGGGATTACGCCGTCGTACGAGGACGAGGAGCGACGGGCGATTCAGCGCGACGGGCGTTGACGTGAGCGAGCCTGCGCCAGGCAGGGGGCGCCGAATCATCGCCTTGCTGGAGTTCATCTGCGCGGCGGAATGGCCGACCGCGTACGAGCGCGCGGCATACATGGTACTCGTGCGCCATTGCCGATTCGTCAAGAACGGGCCTGGAAAGACGCATGTAGGCGCCAAACGACTCGCACTGGAGAGCGGCCAGTCTATTCGTCAGGTTCGCCGATCGCTAAAAAGTCTCGAAGAAAGAGGCTTGATCCAAGTAAAACGCGTGTTCGTCGACCACAAGCAACGAACGAACACTTATTCGCTTGTCCCCGCCAACGCACGAACTGCGTAGCGCCATTAGGCACTTGGCACGGTTCGAGCTCTTGTTGTGTGCCCAATAGGCACCCACCCCCCTCATTATTCTCGGTGCCTATTGGTCACCCGGGATGAAAGGGGAACCCTCTCCCCAAGCCTCGAGGATTCCCCGAGCAGGATGGGAGGCATAAAATGCGGGTCGACGAATGCGCTCAGTGCCCTTCGCGGAACCGGAGCAGAACCAGAGCCACACAGAACGCTTGCAGTTAGCTCTGGCGAGCGTAGAGTCGTCTCTCGTGCAGCGAATACGAGAGACGGCACGCGACGACCTCGAGTGGCTCTTCGGCGAAAGCGAAGCCGCCCTCGGCATCAAGAGCAACTTCGGGCCGTTCCTAGAGGCGCTCGCCTCGAGGAGCATCGCGGACCCTCGAGCCCGTCACCGGGCCCCCGAGCTCGCGACGGGTGGCGAGGACGAGATGATCGCAGCGATCGACGCTCGCCGGAGGCCCATGGGTCGCGCCTCGGCGGCCCGTAGGCTGCGCCAGATACTCCCGCGCTACGCTCGCCTCGCAGGCCGCCATAAGCGCGTCCTAGAGGCCGCCCTCGAGCCGCGCCAGGTACCCCCCGAGGTGCACGAGGCCTTCGGCCAGCTGGCGGGGCTCGCCAAGCTCACTGCCACGGCCAGAGCCCAGAAGGCGTTTAGTGTGGCCTGGCTGGCCTCGGCGCTGTCGCGGGGCGATGCCAGAGCTCAGAAGCTCAAGAGGGAGGCGAGTGCTCTCCTGACCGCCGCTGTGGCTGCCTACGCCGCGGGGCGACCATGAGCCGCCTCCTGAGCCTGCGGCAGATGGCCAAACTGCTGGCCTACGATGGCACGCACCTCGAGCGCCTACGAGCGCGCCTCGACGCCCTCGCAACCCAGCGTGGCAGGCCCCTGCGGTGGGTGCGGCTAGGCCGAGAGCTGCGCCTAGCGGCCCCTGAGCTGTACGGGCTGTTCCCAACGCTGCGAGGCAAGGACGACGAGCTCGAGGAGCTGCAGGAGGCCACCAAGCGCCACGAACGACGCATCACGCGGGTAGAGAACACCATCTGGGGCAAATCGTGCAGTGATAGCGGAATTACATACTGATAGGATCAAGATCCGGTTTTGCTGTAATGCCCCGGGGCAGTTAGCGACCTCTCACCGCGTACCAACTCAAATACGCACTGCGTAAGTGACTCGGCGCGTCAAGTACGCGGTCTTTATGTCCCATACCAAGGTAGGAGCCACCGAAAAAGCCGCCGCTTCGGAACTTAGGCGCCAAGGTCTTTCGTTTCGCGACGTGGCAAAGAGACTCGGCTGCTCAGAAGGGGCAGTACGCCACGCTCTCAAGGGCGCCTCACCTGCCGCGCCTTCCGCTCCCCTGCCTTCCCAGCTTCCGAATCCGGTTGCGGGCGTTGCCGCGAAGCAGGACGCCGACGATGACCCCATCGATCCAAATGTCGCTGGAATCGACGACATGGCGTGCCTGCGCGGCATGCTCAAGCTGGCGCAGTCCGCCGCGCTGTCGGCGGCGCAGGACAACCGCATCCCGCATCAACTTAGCGCGACGCGCACCGCCATCGAGCTCGTGCGGCGTATCCGACAGCTCGCGCCGCCTCGTATTCCCACTGAGGACGAGATTGAAGCACGCACGCGACCAAGGGCGGCTGAGGTGGTCACGGAGCTGCGCAGGGGCATTCTACGGCTGAAGCGAGCCGACCTCGACACGGGCATCTGCTCGCGCTGCCGGTCGGCGCTGTCGCCGGAGACCAGGGCGGCGTGGGACGTCGAGGCCAAAGCCGCACTCGCGCGTGGCGAGGGATAGGTGCATCTCTCGAGGGCCTTGCGGCTCGAGGCGGAAGGATTTGAATCGCTCTTCGACGGCCTGACCGCTCGGCAGATTGCGGCGCTTGCCAAACGAGAGGCGTACCACGAGGTTTGGGAACGCGAGGACCAGCGCGTCCCCCTTGGCTGGTGGGAGGTTTGGCAGCTCGGCGGCGGGCGTGGCGGCGGGAAGACTCACCCCGCTGCGAAGTGGATCAACGACCGCGCAGAGGAGGGCAAGGGCCCCATTGTGCTCATCGCCGGCACAGCGGGGGACGTGCGCGTCGTCATGGTCGAGGGGCCGAGCGGAATCCTCGCGACGGCTCGGCCTGGCTTCGTTCCGAAGTGGGAACCGTCAATTGGGGACGGCGGATTGCTCACGTGGCCTAACGGGGTGCTGGGCCTGGCGTTCGGTTCCGAGGCGGGGAGCAGGGTCCGCGGGAAAGGGATTCAGACTTGCTGGTGCGACGACCTGAGCATCTGGTCCAGGACGCGCGCACGGCTGACCTTCATGCAGGCATACCTTGGACTTCGCGAGGGCGACGGCCGCATGGTCGTGACCTACAACCCAGACGAGGACTTGGACATCCTCGTGTGGCTAATGGAGGATACCAAGATCGCAACTGTCCGCACGCACAGCACGGCGGAGGACAACCTAGAAAACCTCACGCTGGCCATGCTCGACAAGAAGGTGGCGCTAGAGGGGATGGACGAGCTTATACCAGACTGGGCGGGAGGTCGGCTCAACAAAGACGATCGCTCCCCGTTCCACGGGCTGAAGTTTGACGCGCCACCGATTCGCGTTGGACTTGTCGACCGAAGCACCTTCGAAGAGGTGGTCGTCGTGGTCGACCCATCCGAAGGGGCTCGCCCCACGAGCGACGAGGCCGGCATCCTGGTAATGGCGCGCGACAACGCGGGACATGTCTACGTGCTCGAGGATCAGTCAGGCTGCGTTGACCCGGAGATTTGGGGGGACCGCGCGATATCGCTGGCAGCGGGGTGGCAGGCTGACTGCTTCGTCGCCGAGACGAACCGCGGTCTAGCGCAGGTCAAGGCGAACCTTACCGCGAGCTACTATCGCGACCGCGCAGCGAACGGGCAGCAGGGACTCGGTGCTCTCCCGCCCATCGTTGGAGTCTGTGCGATGAACGGGAAGACCTTGCGCGCCTTGCCAGTGCGCACGCTGTACGTGGAGGGGCGGCTGCATCACGTTCCGCGGTTGCCCGAGCTCGAGGCGCAGATGCGAAAGTGGAATCCATTGGGCCCGAAGAAGCCACGCCAGGACGACCGAATTGACGCCCTTGTGCACGGCGCGACGCATTTGGCAGGTCTCAACGATGATAAAAAGAAGCCGGTTCCACGCGGTAATTTCCGCATGCCTGGGATGGTCTGAAAGTTTATCCCCCAGTTGACCCCGTCTAGCCCCACGAGGCATCGGCGTAGGTAGTAGGAGGAAACGAAGGGCGTCCCCCACCCCTGGCGCCACGCTTCTGCTTCGGTTCCTCCTCCCCTCTACCGCGTGGAATACGGCACCCTCAACCAACGGCACCCGGAGTGCACTCCCGAGCTCTTCGCGCGTTACGATGCACTCTATCGTGGAGGCCAGACGTTTCGCGGGCGAGTGAGAGAGTTCCTCGAGCAGAACCCGCTCGAGGCCTCCGACGTCTACGCGATGCGGTTGAAGACGGCCGGCTATCGGTCCTACGTCGGGCCGATCTGCGATTTCTTCGGCGCGGAGCTCTTCGGTGCGCCCTTCTCGATTCGCTCGGGGACCGACGGCGAAACAGAAGCACCGGACGCGTTCTATGCGTCGTTTCGCGAGGACGTGGACACCACAGGCACCGACCTAGCCGGGTTCCTCAAGGCGCGCTTCCTGACAGCTTTGGTGAAGCGCTCGGCGTGGTGGGTGGCCGAGCTTCCCGACGACGGAGAGAAGCCCCCGGCCAACCGGCTCGAGTGGGAGACGCGCAACCTCGGCCGAGCCCGCATCCTGCCCGTGGAGCCCGACGACGTCCTAGACTGGGAGGTCGACGAGGCCGGCGTGCGGCAGTGGGCCATTACGCACACCAAGAAGGTGCGACGCGACAACCCGCGCGAGAAACGCGTCCTCACGACGGAGACGTGGAAGCTCTACGACACGACGGACGTCGAGACGTTCGAAATCACCTACGACGCCAAGCGCCGCAGGCTTCAGGAGCACGACGTCATCCCGAGCCAAGGGCGCCGCCCTCACGGATTCCTCCGTGTGCCGCTGGTCGAGATGCGGCTGCCCGAGGGACTGTGGCTCCTGGACCGAGCAAGCGATGCCCAGATCGAGCACTTCCGGCTGTCGGCAGCGCTTTCGTGGGCGATCCGGCGAACCTGCTACCCCCTTGGAGTTTTCAACTCCGAGGATGGGACGGCACCCAAAACGGGACCGGGGCTGGTCACCACGATCGGGAAGGACGAGAAATTTGATTGGGTCTCGCCCCCCTCCGACTCGTTCGAGGTCCTACAAAAGGAAATCGACCAGCAGCGCACCGAAATCTACCGCGTCTGCCAACAGATGGCCGCGGCCATGAACACCTCCGCGGCAGCTCTTGACCGTAGCGGCGACTCCAAGGCGGCGGACATGGCGGCGACCGAAGTGTGCCTAGTGGCCTACGCCGACGTCGTGAAGGGTGCCGCGGAGGATACTTTCGAATTGGTGAGCGACGCTCGCGGCGACGTGAGGCTCAAGTTTAGCGTCGAGGGCATGAGTCAGTTCAACCTCGACAACCGCACGGGCGAGGTGCACAACTGCAAGGTCGCGCACGACCTCCGAATTGACAGTCCGACACTGAACGCAGAGCTCGAGTACAAAGTCGCGGAGCTGCTGCTGCCAGACGTGTCGCAGCAGACGAAGGACAAGATCCGCGAAGAGCTGCTCGAGGCTTCGAAGAAGCCCAAGCCCGCGCCAGTCGTAGCGCCTCCGCCAGGTTCCCCACCCCAGACTTCGCCGGCTCAACCCGGCGCTGACCAGAAAACCCAACCCACGGCAGCCTGACCGCTGCTGCACATCACGTCCGCTAGGCAGGCGGACGAGAGGACGCCCATGCCCCCCGATCCGATTGTTCCCGCAGCTCCCGCCGCAGATCTGTTCACGCAGGCGCAAGCCGATGCAATGAACGCGGCCATCGCCGCACATCTCGGCCGCGCGCTCCCGAAGGCGCTCGAGGGTGCCCTCGCTCCGCACCTCTCCAAGCTTGCGGCTCCTGCGCCTGCGGCAGCAGCCGACGAGAAGGACCCCGAGAAGCGCTTCGCTGCTCTCCAGGCCTCGCACAACAAGCTGCTTACGGACCTTGCCGAAGGACGCCAGAAGGCGCGCGATACTGCCGCACGCGACGCGCTGAAGAAGAGCCTTTTGGCTCACGTGAAACCGGAGCTGGTGGACCTGGCGACGGATCATCTCTTCCACGTGAACAAGGTGGTCACCGCGCATGAGGACGGTAGCGTCACCTTCAGTCACGAGCAGGTGCCGCACGGGCTCGCGGAAGGCGTCGCCGCGTGGGCGAAGACCGAGCACGCAAAGGTTTTTCTGCCGCCTCCCTCCGCTTCGCAGCGCAGCCGACCGGCTACGCGATCTCCGGTCGCTGGTCCCGAGGGTGGCGAGAAGCCGGTATCGCAGATGAGCAAGATCGAGCTTGCGGAAAAGACCTACCGCGACATCCAGGCGCTTCAACACTCCAAACCCTGACACCAACGGCTGACCTCCGCGTCAGCACACGAAGGCCAACATGGCAGACACACTGCTGACGCAGAGTCTCATTACCGTCGCGCAGAACTACCGCGGCGACGTCGTTCGACAGATCAACCGTATCGCGCCCACCCTGGCGCTGATGGCCCCCACGTTTTTCCCTGGCGAAGGCCCGAATATCGCGTGGGTGGCGTCGTCCTCCGGAGCGATCGCAGAGACCTTCGCAGAAGGCGCGGACGTCGCCAACTTCGGGTCGGACTCGCAGATTCCGGCAACGATCCCGTGGGCCCGCTACCGCTCCAACTACCACGTGTCTGGTAGTGCAATTGCGGTGGCGAAGCGCAGCCGTTCCCCGCTGTCTAACATCCAACTTTGGGCTGAGCAGTACGTCAGCGCAACGGAGGTGCTCGCCAAGATGCTTGGCGCGGACATCTTCACCGGAGCGGGCATCGGAAGTAACGCGTTGACTGGCCTCGACTCCGCGATCGGGTCGCAGAGCAACACCTACGCTGGGATCGTGCGCTCTGGGAATCCTCCTCTTTCGGGTGGCGTCCCGTCGACGAGCGGGAACGATTTCTGGTCACCGTATCTGTACGACGCGAGTACTAACCCTGGCGCAGGTGCGGACACGGACGGTACTGCGAAGCAGTCGCTCACGCAGTCCGCAATCCGGTATGACCAGGCGCAGATCGCCTTGGCGTGCGGCGAGAAGCCGGACCTTGCGATCGTTGGGCTGAACACATTCAACTGGCTTCGCTCGCTCTTCGACCCTCAGATGTTCTACATGATGAGCACGGAACCGACGACGAACCGCGTCGTGGGCGTGCCGGTTAACTCGGGCCCGACTGCTGGAGGTGGCATTACCACGATTCAGCTCGATGCGGGGGTTGGCCGCGTGCATTTTGATGGCACCTACTTCGTGGCGGACCCGTGGTGCCCGGCCGGGACCATCTACTATATCAACACCAAATATTGGAAGATGGAGGCACTCGAGGGTGTCGCCTCTCTCGACATGTTCCCCACCGACGACGAGGCGATGGCTACGTCGTCCCTCTTCGATGGGTACAACGAGATCCCGTTCTCGTTGGTGCTCCAACTTCTCGCCATCACGGGTGATTCTTTCAAGGCCATGCTCAAGACGTATCCACAGATAGCCATCACGCGCCCGAATGCATTCGGTAAGCGCATCAACATCACGCAAACGGGTTGACAGATGGCGAACGTTGTTCGTGACGTCCTGACGCTTAAAGCGGCAGAATCCGTCTACACCTTGCAGCTGATCCGCGCGGACCTGCTCAAGATGCACGCTGGGAAGATCCTTCACGCGGACGCGGTGCCTGCTGCCGCGAACTCCACGCCGGCAGCCTCGAGCCTGCCCACCTCCGTGACCCTCGCGAACAGCCTCTACGTGACCTACGTTGCGCATGTTGCCTCCTCGTGCGACCAGACCTATAGGGGCCCGAAGAGCGGGCAGGGGGCACACGTTGCGGCCGACGCAACGAACGCTCTCTCTAGCGGCCTGACCTATCCGTGTGTCGTTCTCGCCGATGTTGAAGCGATGGCGAACGCCATCAAAACCGGCTGGAACGCACATTGTGCCTCGACTGGGGCGACGGGTAGCGGAAGCCACCCAATAGCCGACACAGTGAACACCGTATCGGCGGCGGCGGCGGTGGACCAGGGCACGAGCGACACGCTTCTGAACGCGCTTCAGACGGCGATAAACGCACACGTAGCATTAGCCTTCGTGCATCAGGCGTTGCAGGTTGGCGCTCCCTGATGGCCTTCACCACCGCGCAGCTCGCTCAGATTCGCAGCTACCTCGGATATCCTAGCGTATGGCTCTTTCTGGATCCGCGACTCGAGGGGACTATGCAGGTGGTAGGCAACGATCCGGATGCCAGCGGCATTACGGTTACGATCCTTGGCAACCTCGCGGAAATTGACGCCGCGTTGATGGGGACAGCGGTCCCATCGGCCGGCGTCCACGCCCTTTCGGGCGTAGACGTCGAGTTGTTTGAGGGCAAGCAGAAACAGGAGCTCTGCGACCATGGCCGCATGTGGTGCTCGCGCCTCTCCTCGCTCTTCGGGGTGCCCCTCGCGGGGGACGTCTACGGGCGAGGGGGCAGCGGCGGCTTCGGCTGGGCGAAGGGCCAACGTTCCACACTCGCGGGGCTCGGGTGAGTAACCTCGTGGCCCTCTACAGGCCGCTGCTCTCCAAGTGGCGCGGGCTCGTCTCGGATGCTGGCCTTCGGCCGTTCACGGTTACGGTACGCGTCACCTCCTGGACCTCCGCGATTCCGATGGTCGGCGGCGGCAAGACCTACGTCGACACCCCCATCCTCGAGGGGGGCGGCAACCCCAAGGTGCGGCAGGTGACGCAGCGCCAGATCCTCGCCTCCGGCGGCCTCTATGAGGACAGGGACCTCCGCATCGGGCCCCTGACCCCGGTCTTCGCTGGCGGCGGCTTCGACCCGACGATCCTGGACCCGACGCCTGGCGCGACTCCGGCCGAGATCACGTTCCTCATCACGGGGCCCGGAACGTCACCAAGCGGCGACTGGCACAAAGAAATCGCGCGGTATTTGGCCGAGAACTTCGGGTACTGGTTCACCGTTCGGAAGACTGGGGAGACCGGTGTTTGATGTCCACGCGGTCGTTCTCGGCGCAAAGGATGTGCTGCTCGAGTTCGTTGGCGCTGGTTCTCCGTTGGATCGAGCCATCGAGCGAGGACTGGACAAGGCGGCTGCGCTTGGCCTTTCCGCCGCTCGCGGTCGGGCGAACCCCCAATGGTCCGGGGTTATCGAGGTCCGCGGCTCCACTGGACGGAGGGTCATCACGTGGTCTCGGGATCGTTGGTACCTCAACTTCGTTGAAAACGGGAGAAGTGCCTTCGGCGTTGGAGGCACGGCCCGCGTTGACTACCGCCGAGGTGGCCGACGGGAGGGGAACTATCGAAGCCATTCCGCCGCCAAGGTCCTGCACTTCGTGGTGAACGGGCAGGACGTCTTCACGCGCCACGTCGGGCCCATTGTGGCGCACCCTTTCATGGGCCCCGCCGAAGAGCTCGTCGAAAGCAAGATCGCACAGATTCTCACCGACGAAGTGAACGCCTCACGTGTCTAATCCCGAGTACGTCTCGCTTCAGTTCGGTGGGCTTGCTACGCCGCTCACCGCCTCCACGGCGAACCCGCTCCTGCAGGACGCGGACCCGGCCCTGTGGACGGTGCTGCAGTTCTATCAGGCGATCATCCCGATCCACCTGGGCGCCCGTTGGGATGCAGAGTTCACCATGGCGGGGCTGACACAATTCGTGGGAAACGCCTCGAGCGGGCAGCACAAGAGCACGGCGCTTGCCCTCCCCTACGACCCGGTCCCGTTCCTCCAGTCGACCCAGCTACTACCACCGCTGCTCGCGGTGTTCCCCGCCGAAGAGACGTTCAGCGAGCACACTCGCAACTGGGTGCAGAGCGCGCAGCAGTGGAAGGCGTTTTGGGTTCTTCCGCCGCTCGTCGTCGATCAATACTACTCACTGTCTCCGTTCCTGCGCGCTGCCGCAAAGGTGCTCGCGGAGCGAACCGAGGGCGGGCACGATCCGGGCTGGAACTCGGATGCGAACATCGTCACCCTCGGTACGATCTCCTACATCGGCGTGACGAGGGCGAGGTACGGGAATATTCCGAAGCTCACGTCGGAGCTGCTGTTTCCCACGCTAGAGCTCGAACTGGAAGTGCGTGAGCAGAAGAGCCCAACCTCTCAAGCTGCTGGGCAAACAGCGCTCGCCGGCGACGATGCCACGATCAACGTCACAGACTCAACGGGCACAGAGACCCTGTTGCAGACCTCTACCCAATTCGGAACCTGACATGACAAAACAAGTGTTGCGCGTCCGCGCAGCGGGGACCGCGTTGGTGCCCGACTACGAGGCGCAGGAAGACGGCGTGTTGCGTTACGTGAACCGACGCCGGGACCCGTCACTGGGCCACGTGGACCCCAAGACGAAACAGCCGTCCGGTGCGTGGGTACCGCATGATACGCACTCGGAGGTGCCGTTCCGCGCGGAGTATCTCCAGGAGCTCAAGGCCGGCACGTTGCTGTCGGCGGACGCGGAGACCGCAAAGCTTGCAGGCGTCCCATTCACGGTTGCGGCGGAGGTGACCAATGGCTGATATTTCAATCACCGGACTGGCCGCAAACGATCCGGTTCCCGGCGAATACAACGACATCCTCTTCGCGCAGGGGCCCGCCTCGGGCGGCACGGCCACGTACGCCGCGATCCTTGTTGGCGGCATGCTCTCGACGGGTAACGCGAGCGCGGCCACCGTCTACGGTCCAGCAACTCCGGTAACCCTGGCCTCGGAGGCCGACGCGATCGGGCTCTTCGGTGCCGGATCTGAGCTGCACCGGATGTTCGTGCGCTTCACGACGGTGAACCAAGTGACGCCCCTCTTCGCGATCGCAGTCGCAGAGGGAGGCTCCGCGGCGGCATCCACGGGAACGATTACTCTCACGACCGCCTCGACGGGCGCGGCAACCCTACGGATTTTCGTAGCGGACCAGTTCGTGGACACAGGGATCGCGACCGGCGACACGCCGACAACGATCGCTGCCGCGGCGGCGGTCAACATCAACGGCAAGACGGCGTGGCCCGTCACGGCGTCCGCCAGCGCCGGGGTAATCACCCTGACGTCGAAGCAGAAGGGTCTCCGGGCGAACTTCATCCGGTACTTTGCCCAGATCAAGCCGGCGGCAGTCGGAACCACGGTGACCCCCACGGCCTCCACGCTCCAGGCGGGCGGGACGGTTTCGGACTCGAACGCCACGGCCCTTGCCGCGATCGTTGGGACTCGGTACTACTACGTCGTCTCGGCAGCGGAGGACGCGACCCAGACAGGCGCCGCGCTCGCGCAGATCAACACGCAATCGCTGCCGACGAACGGCCTTACGGGTCGGCTCGTCGTCGGGTCACAGGATATCGTGAGCAACGCGCTCTCTATCGCGCAGGGGCTTAACGGCGCCAGAGCAGAGCTCGTGTGGCTCTACCAGAGCGACGTCCCGCCGTGCGAGCTCGCTGCTATGGCAGCGGCGGCGTACACGCTCGAGGAAGCCAACGTCATTCCACTGTGCAACTTCGACGGGTACGGCAACTCATCCGAGAGCGCGTCTAACTGGCGACTCAAGGCCCCCCTGTCCGGCCAGGCACCGACGCGCTCGCAGTTCGTCTCGGCGCTCAATGGCGGTGTTACCCCGATTGGTGTGCTCGCCACGGGCGCAACGTACATCGTGTCACGGATCACGACTCGGAGTCTGAACGGTAGCACGGTGGACTACCGCATCCGAGACTCCCACAAGGTAACGATCTGCGACCGGTACGCAGACGATCTGAAGGCCAAAGAAACGGCCCAACTCTCGGGGAAAAACGTGGTCAACGACCCCGGGCCGAACGATGCGGATCCCGGGCCGAACTGCGTATCTCCGCGCAACTACCGGGCCCTGATCAACCGGCTCACCCGCGACTATGACGAGAACGGGCTGCTGCAAAACGTGGCCACGATCGTCGCCAACACACAGGTGAGCCGCAATTCATCGCCCACGACGCGAATGTCCGCGCTCATCCCACTTCAGCCGGTCGACGTCCTTCACCAGATCGCAGCGTCGATCCAGCAGGTGGCGTAATGTCTGACCTAGGGCTGTACACCAAGGGGACCGTCTACATCAACGGAAAGCTCCTCGCGGAGGAGACCGAAATCAGCCTCAAGCGCACCTCCAACGCGCAGCGGGTGAACACCGTTGCGAAGGGGTTCGCCGGGCTCTCCCCGGGGGCGGCCATCGTGGAGGGGACCATTAAGAACGCGGTCCCCGCGGTGGACTTCGAATACGACCCCGGCGACAACATTCAGGGCCTCACGGTCGTGGAGATCACGACCTTCGCCGCAGGCAACACGCTGACCGTAAAGGCGTTCATCGAAAGCGACGAATTCACGCACGCGGTGAATTCCGCTTCCGCCTTGTCGTTCCCGTTCGTCGGGCAGATGAGCACCTGGGATTGAGATGAGCCAACCCCCCGACCTTCCCGCCGACGAGCTGTGGCTCGAGCTCACGCAGCTCCCGCGCCCGCACCGATCCGTCGAGTATCCGCGCAAGGCCAAGGATGGATCCGTGCGGCAGCTCGAGATGCTCGTCCTCACGCAGACAGAGACAATGGCGATTACCGCTTCTGCCGAGCGGTGGGTGCGCGCTCGGCTAGCCGAGGCCAAGGCGCAGGCCAAGAAGGACGAGCAGTCATTCGCCTACGAGGCGCTCTACGAATCGCGTTCGTCCTGTGAGCTGCTCTTCCGATGCTGCCGCCGAGTAGGGGACATGGACAAAGGCTTCTTCCCGACACCCGACGCGATCGCCTCCACGCTCACCACGGACGAGGTAGCTGTGCTCGTGCTCAAATACAGCTGGATGCGAGCGGAGCTCGGACCCATCGTGCACGAGATGTCGGAGACCGAGTGCAAGGCTTGGATTGACAGGATCGCGGAGGGATCGCGCGCCGACCCTTTAGGCGAAATGTCATTGGGAGTTCAGAGTCAGCTCATGAGGTTTATGGCCTCCCGATTGTGCAGCTCACCGACGGACAGCTCCTCGCCTGGTGGGCTGCCCGAGAGTACGTAAGAACGCACCCGCCGAAGACGACCTAATGGCAGGATCCAAGCAGACCCCGATCAGCATCGTCCTCAAAACGGAGGGGACGCAAGCCGTTACGAGCGCCCTCCGAGGGGTCAAGCAGAGCTATCTCGACCTCGAGAAGGACATCGCGGCGGCGGGAGCGGCGGGAAGCGGCAAGCGCACAGCGGAGGCGCAGAAGGAGCTCAAGGCGAAGATTGGCGGGTTGCGCGAAGAAGCGAAGCTCGTCAAAGAAGTGAACGCGGCCCGCGCTGCCGAGATCCGCGCAGCTCGAGCGGAGCACCAATTCAACGCCGCGGTTGGGAAGCCGTCCCGTGACGGCAGCGTCTACGGCGCCTTCATGCAGGGAGAGGGCATGGGCGGCATGCTCAAGGCGGCCGGGGTCGCAGGTCTCGCCATCGGCGGAATGTCCGCCGCAATCAACCTAGCGTCCGCCAGCCTCCGCCAGTTCTCGGGCTTCGTGATCAATGAGGTCATCCGGCCGGCGATGCAGCTCAAAACGCGATCGGTGCAGATCGCGAACAACAGCGGCGGCAAGCTCACCGCGGAGGGCGTCGAGGGGTCCGCGCGGTCGATCGGGATCCGCAACAACGTGGCGCCGGGCGACATCCTGGAAGCCGCTGGGAGGTTCCAAGACAAGACCGGCGAACCCGGTTTGGGCTTGGAGATGATGCAGTCCCTAGCGACCCTTTCCAAGGGCCGCGGACTGGACATGGGGTCTCTCTCCGAAATGGCCGCGGCCCTATACAGGCCGGGCCAAAAAAAGGAAGACCTCACGAAGATGATGCTCGCCCTCACCGCGCAGGGCGAGGCGGGCTCGGTTCCGATGCGCGAGCTCGCGATGCTCGGCGGTCGGCTCACAGCCCCCGCGGAAAAGTTCGGGGGCGACTGGTTTACCAAGGTTGCGACGGCGAATGCGATTCTACAGACATCTCGCCGCACAGGATTCGGCAGCGTGGAGTCTGCAGCCGAGGGCCTGCAAGCCTTCTCGCAGGACTCCCTACGGATCGGCAAGGCGCTGTCGCCGAAGTCGATCGCGAAACTTGGGGGCGTCGAGACGATCGTGGACCCCATCAAGATGATCGGGGACTTCTACCGGCGCACCGCTGGCAACGTCACGACCCTTCACGGCATGGGTTTCACCGAGCCAGCGGCGAAGCTCATCTCAAGCTACCAAGGCACCTACTCGGAAGCGCGCACCGCTGCGAAGGCTGCGGGGAAGACAGACCTTCAGGCCAAGGAAGCGGGGGCAACCGCGGTTGAAGATTTCATCCGCACACTGGCCACGTCGAACACCACCATGGCGGCGGAGAGTGAGAAGCGGGATGCCGTGATGGCCACGGACGGCGAACGGATCGAAGCCGCCATGACCAAGATCAAGGCCGCCATCCTCGCGGGCTCCCCCTCGATCGGCAAGTTCGTGGACGAGCTTGTCGTCGCAGCGCCCAAGATCGGGGAAGCGGCCGTGATCATGACTCGCGCCATGTTCGTCTCAGCCGAGCTGCTGATAGACATCGCCAAGGGCATTGGGAAGGTTAAGGGCTGGTTTGACAAGGCCACGGGGAGCGAGACCGAGGCCGGGCGCGTGCAGACATGGGCGCTGGACGAAGGCGCGAACACGCGCTTCCCGGCGACACACGGCCGAGGGCACTGGGAGGCGCGCAAGAACAAAGACCCGCTCGACACCCGCAAGATTCTCGACTTCGTGGAGGATGCCGAGGGCCAGGAGCAGGAGCGAGGCCGCGTTGGACATTGGGAGCGCACGGCAACTGGTGTTCCCGTCTTCCGGCCCGGGTACAAGATCGGCAAAGAGAACGTCAACGCCGGGAAGACGAGTCCTGCGGCGGAGCACTCGCCAGGAGCAGCGAGCCAAGAGGCGGACGTGGGGAAGGCGTCGAAGGGGCCGGCGATAGGACCGCTGAACGCCGATGAGGCGGACGTGGGGAAGGCGTCGAAGGGGCCGGCGATAGGACCGCTGAACGCCGATGAGACGGACATCGGGAAGGCGTCGAAGGGGCCGGCGATAGGACCGCTGAACGCCGATGAGACGGACATCGGGAAGGCGTCGAAGGGGCCGGCGATAGGACCGCTGAACGCCGATGAGACGGACATCGGGAAGGCGTCGAAGGGGCCGGCGATAGGACCGCTGAACGCCGATGAGACGGACATCGGGAAGCTCATGTCAGCGCCAGTAGTTCGCGAGTCCCGCTCGGATGCCCCCGGCGCACAGGCGTCGGAAGCGAAGGAGGCCGCAGCGATTCACTCCGAGGCACAGACGGCGGCCGACGCGGAAGCGAAGAAGACCGCAGAGCACCTAGCAAACCTCAACCGGCAGCTCGAGGAGACTGGGCGTCTCTTCGGTGGACTCAACCGGATCGGCCCCTTCACGGATCGCTGATGCCCATACCTGGCAGCGCCCTCGCAAACAACATTTCGGACGCGCTGGCGAACCCGCCCGTGAAAGGGCCCAAGGGCCCGCCTCCGACGTCGCCCGACGTGCTCGCGCAGCTACAGGGCACATCGTGGCGCGGTATCTCGTTCCCGTCGATGTCGGTCGACATGAAAGGCGGCCACAACGTCGTGGTGCACCAGTTCATGGATCGCAACGGCGCACGCCTCGAAAACACCGGGCAGAAGTACAACGAGTTCACGCTCAAGATCCCCTTCGTCAACGGCCTCTGGACGGGCGACATGGAGGACTGGGAAGATCCACTGTTTCCCACGGTGCTGCTGCAATTCCTCACGGCGGTAGAGGACAGGAGCGACGGGCCCCTCGTGCACCCGACCTACGGGTCACGCAACTGCAAGGCTCTTACGTGGGGAGAGACGCTGGACCCCAACTTCCGCGGCGGCGTCGTGCTGCTCGTGTCCTTCGGCGAGACCATCGCAGATGGTGACGCGGCGACCCTCGCCTCCACCTCGACACTCACGATCGCGACGGCAGCAGCCAATACGCTGGACGATTCGATCATGACACTCACGCCTCCCCCCGACACAGGCACGGGAGGAATCTCGCTGTCCGCCTTCGTCAGCTCGATCGAGGCCATCGGTGATGAGTGGAACCTGCTCGTGATGCAGGTCAACGCCAAGATCGCGCAGGTTATCAATTCGCTCATGGGCATCGCGGAGGCCTTCGGTTACGTCCCTGGACTGTCGGACGCCACCATGCGCCTGGTCTCCGCGCTGCACGCGATGCGAGACAAGCAGTTGCAGCAGTCGAAGGCGGTCAGCTACTACGTGACGCCCAAGTATTCGACTCTGCCTTCCCTGACAACGAAGCTCAAGACGGACGTGTCCACGCTTCTGAAGCTCAACCCAAGCCTGGCACGTTCGGCGCTGATCCCTCCGCAGACGATCGTGACGTACTACTCGCCATGACCACGATCCCGAACGGCTCCTCGGAGATTGACACAGTGAGTCTGGCGCTACTGGACTACGGCGGCGAGATCAAGAACTGGGAGTGGTACAGCTTCAACCAGAAGGTGTTGGTCCCCACGTCAGGTTGGGAGTTCGCGATCGGGGACGGCGACCCGTCGCTACTGGCAGCGCTCGTCCCCGGGGCACGTGTACAGCTTCGCGTGAACAACAATCCTCAATGCACTGGATATCTAGAGCGCAAGCACGTGGAAGGCGACACGTCGGGCGGGACGCACATCACGATCGCAGGGCGTGACATCCTCGGTCCGGTCGTCACCGCCACCGTGGACCCTCGGTTCCGGTTCGCCCCCGGCCTCACGATCGTGGATGTGCTAGGCGCCACGCTCAAGCCATTCGGCATCACGACATTCTACAACGCGGACCTGTACAACCGCTACCTCATGTCCGGCTACCAACCGGGCGCCTCTGGCTCGTCCGTGTCGTTTCAGGCGCAGATCGCCAACATCACGGAGGGAGCCAACGGTTCGCTGTCGTTCGCGTACACGACTGCAAGCGACACGCAGGTGCTCTACCCCAACAGGCCGGACCTGAAGACGCTGCCATTGCAGCAAGCGAAGCCTCACGCGGGCGAAGGCGTGTACGCCTTCCTAGAGCGGCTTCTGCGTCGGCTCGGGTACTACCTTTGGGCGATGGCGGACGGCTCGGGAGTGGTGGTTGACCAACCCGACTTCGCCAGCACACCAAATCAGAAGCTCGTGCGCAAGAGCCCGGTTGGACCCGCGAACAACATCATTCGAGGCGGCCCCACGTTTGACCTCGAGAGTCAACCAAGCTGCATCGTTGCGACTGGGTTCGGCGGCGGGCAGGACACTGAGAAGAGCAAGCTCCGGATCATTATGATCAACGAGCTCACCGGGCTGGACGACAACGGCACCCCGCTGCCGGAGGTGCAGGCCATCCAGGCGCGGTACCCCACGGCGAAGGTTCTCCCGCTACGCTCGCAACTCGCGTCCCTACCAAGGCCCCAGGGGGACCCGTTGATCGCCAAGCCGTTCTTTCTGAAGGACGACGAGAGCAAGAACCTCGCGCAGCTCGAGGCCTTCACACGCCGCGAGATGGCGAACCGCCAGCAGAAGGCGCTGTCGGTCACGTACGAGGTCCTGGGGCACACACAAGACGGGCACCCGTGGACCGTCAACACGTTGGCGCAGGTAGACGACGACGTCGGCGACGTACACGAAAACATGTGGGTGCTGGAGAAGACCTTCACAAAGAGCGTGACGGGCGGCACCCTCACCAAGCTTCAGCTGATCCGGCCCTACACCTTGCAGCTCTCCGCGTAGCCATGCCCCCCACACAGAAAGACGACACCTTCTCGCTCGGCGCCGACATCCTGGGCACCAACCAGGGATCACAGGGTACTGTGCTTGGGCAGACGGGCGACGTCGTGAACGAAGAGGTCGCGTCGGACAACGTTGAGTTCTGGGGCCCCATCGGTCTCATCGCGCGCCCAGCCAAGGCGGTGCCGCAGCAGCACAGCTGCCAGGCGATCACAATCAATCAGGGCTCGAACGACGTCGCAATTGCCTACCGTGACCTCCGCGTGAACATCGCGCTCGCCGACGGGGAGGTAGCGATCTTCGCGCCAGGCGCTGACGGCACGGGGACCACGCGCATCCTGCTGCAAGACGGCACCATTACGATCACGGGAGGCACGGTCAACGTCGTCGGCAATGTCGTGCTAGGCGCCGCGGGGGACAAGGCCCCCCTGGATTCGAAGGTGCAGACAGAGCTCGGGAAGATTGCGCAAGCGTTCTCTTCGTTCATCCCAGGCACCGGGGGAGCCTCGTTTGCGAGCCCTTACACGAGTCCAGGGGCGACGGCCTCGAGCAAGGTGCAGCTGACATGACGCCGGCTCTTGGTGCTGGCGCGTGCCCCGCAGGCTCTTCGCCGGCTGGCTTCGGTGTGCCGGCGAGTACGCCCCCACAAACCGTGGTTCCGCTTTTGAAGCCGGACGGGACACCTGGCGATGCCGTCGCCCTCGACCCGACGACGGGTGACTACCTCCTCGATGGCTACGGCAATCGCCTCGGTTGCGATTCTGTGCAGCAACAGGTGTACCTTGCCCTTCGTACACAGCTCGGCTCGTGTGTGGTGCAGGACATCGGGTTGCAGGCGCCCGGCGGAACCGTGACGCCCAACCTGCTCGCCCTGCAACGTCAGGCCGTCGTCGCAGCGCTCAGTCCTCTTACCGACGTGGGCATCGTGCAGCTCATAAGCGTTCAGACGCAACAGGTTGCGCCGGGCAGCTTCCGCCGCCTGGTGAAGTGGCGCGCCACCTCTACGGGGCAGACGGACACGACCATCGTATGACTACCCTGCAAAGCCTCACGATCAAGACGCCAGACCAGATCGGTGACGATTACCTCCGAACCTATGCTAACGGCCTAAAGCAGCGAGGCGTCACGCAGCCCAACACCAGCAAGGGCACCGAAATCTACATCCGGTCCCGGTCGCTCGCGCAGCAGATTTACGCCGCCGCGGTGGCAGTCCCCGCGGTCGCAGACGCGCAGATGCCGGACTCCGCGCAGGCCGACGATCTTGTGCGCGTCGCAGCCCAATACGGTATCGCGCTGCGCGCCGCTGGCCCCTCCGTGGGCTCCGTAACCCTGGCGTCAACCGTAACGAGTGCGGTGGGCATCGTCCAGGGCTCCCAGCTGATCGACCCGTCCGGACTCACCTATCAGGTGGCGGTGGGTGGCCAGTACGCCAACGGGTCCAGCGTCCCCGTGGTCGCGGTCAGCACAGGCGCCTCGACGAACGTTCCCGCAGGCACCCCGCTGCGATGGGTGGCGCCGCCCCCCTACGTCCAGCCCACGGCATCGGTCGCTACAGGTGGTCTCACGCAGGGGCGCGACGCAGACGCCTACGAGGACTTGCGCACGCGCCTGCTGTCGCGTCTGCGCAACCCGCCCAACGGGTCGAACTGGGCCAGCGCGAAGCAGTTCGCGGAGGACTCCACGGTCGCCGTTCAGCAGGCTTTCGTGTACCAGGCGGCGAATGGCCCGTCCACCCTTCACGTCGCCGTGACCAGGTCTACGACGTCGACGAACACCAACCGCGACGTGGACTCGCTCACGCTCACCAACGTGACGGCGCCTGCCGTATTGTCGCAATACGACGAGGGAATCGAGATCGTCGTGACGACGGTCGCCAACTACCAGGTGTCTGTCGCGTTCTCGATGTCCCTTCCGGCCTCCACGACAGCCAGTCCCCCGGGCCCCGGAGGCGGCTGGACCGATGCCAACCCGTTCCCCGTGCAGGCGTCGACTGGGTATGTCGCTGCATCCGCCGTCACGAACTCCACGGTTTTTACGGTCAGCTCCGACACGCCCCCGATCGTGGGGTCTCAGGCCTGTTGGCTGTCGCAGGACGACTGGAACTTGCGGTCCGCAACCGTACTCTCCTTCACCGGCACGAACCCGTACACGATCACGATCGACACCCCCTTCGTGAGCAACAACGGCGTGACGATTGCGGCAGGGGACTACGTGTTCCCCAACGCGACGAACATGCCGACGTACATCGCAGCGGTTCTCGCGGGCTTCAACGCGATGGGGCCCGGCGAGAAAACGAACGCCGCCGCGCTGCTGCCGCGCGCCTACCGTCGCCCGATCCCCATTCAGAGCTGGCCATATTCGCTCACCGGCCCATTCTTGCGCAACCTGGAGAACGCCGGCCAGGAGGTAGCATCGGCCAGCTACCTCTACCAGAGCGCCGTGACGCCGCCGTTGCCCACGTCGATCGCGAACACGCCAAATATCTTCGTCCCCCAACGAATCGGAATCTACCCGGGATAACATGCTGCCTACCCCTGCGACCTACACCACCTACGGCGGCGAGCTGCATAACGCGAACCCGGTGGAGGATCCTACGACGGACCTCGACGCCAGCCTCGCGAACGAACAGCGGCAGGACACCGCCGCAATGACCCGCATGTGCCCCCGAGCCCGCGTGCGGTGGACTTACTCGGGCGGCGTAGTCACGGTGGCCAGTCAAGATGCGGTGTGGGGGAACGGAACGCCGCCCACGGTCACGCGCTCGAGCGCTGGCGTCTTCGCAATCACATGGCCAACGACGGTTACGGATGCGCGCGGAGAGACCTGGGGGCTCAATCTGCAGATGGCCATTGGCAACGCGGAAACGGTCGCCTACGACATCTGCGTGGCGGTCACAGGCCCTAACACTGCGACGGCCACGGTGAGCCTATCAAGCACCGGAGCCGCCACGGACCCGCCCGCTGGGGTTGGGGTCCTGGTGTGGTAAATGAGCGGCTTTAACCCGTCCCCTAGCACGTTCGGCGCGGAGGCCGGGCACATCGAGGAGGTCATCCTCGATTCCCTCCTCGACTCCGACGGCACGGCGTTCGCGAAGGACGTGGACTCGTTTGTGTACGCGGAGCGGTTCGCGGAGGCTCGGGCGATCGCCTACCTGTGGCACCTCAATGAGCAGCTCGCGAAGCAATGGGACCGCTCTAGGGCGACCGTGTTTTTGTCGCGCTGGGAAGCTATTGACGGGGTGACGCCGCTTGCAGGAGCTACCGACGCGGACCGCCGCGCGGCGCTCGTGGCCAGGCTTGCCGCTTGGATGGCGCCGCCGACCTTGCAGGTGGTGAGGGACTTCTTACAAGCTGCTCTCGGGAGCGTGTTTACCGGCCTAGTGCCGACGTCCTCCGCGCAGGCCGTAGGCTCGGTGCCTGGCGGCGCCACGATACCAGGAGGCGTGACGCTTCCTGATGGGCCGTGGACGTCCTCGGTGGCGCACATCGCGATCGGATTGGCTCCGCCTGCGTCTATGCCGGACTACACGTTCTATGCGCTCGCTGGACAGGTCGCGCAGGCGGTGGACGACCTACTTCCTGCGTGGGCGACGTGGGATTGGTTCCGCGACGGGGCCTCCGGAGCCGGCTTTGTGTTGGATGACCCGCACAACCTCGATAACGAAAGGTTCGACTCGTGAGTCTAAGCAGAGTTAACCCAGCGGGTTGGGGCACCAACAACAAGCTAACGTCGTCGCAGGCCAACGCGATGGATCTCAACGCCGCCTATGCGGTGGATAAACGCAGCGGGCAAACGGACACGGTCGCCTCAGCCCTATCGTTCACTGGCAACAATACGCACACAGGCGCGGAGCAGTTCGTCAACGTCGTCGTAGACGCGGCATTGATGTGCAGCATCACCAACTCGACCACATATTCAGGACTCGTCACGTGCGACTACTCCTTGACGAACACCTACGTTGTCGGGCCGATCACTGGCGCGACGACGGTGTACATCAAAAACGCGACACCAGGGCAAAGTCTGTACCTCGTCATAATACAAGACGGGACAGGGCACGCCGTCACGTTTCAGATAGACTACGGGTTTAGCCTTCAGCTAGGCAGTGCGGGAACCCCAAGCGCAGCAGCGTGGGATACTACCACCTACTCCTTCGTGGTGATTAAGATTGGCGCAAACATGTTTATCAACGCCGCGTCGAAAGTGACGTGCCCGTACTGACCTGACTGGGATGTGACATGTCAACCCCTTCCCCGCTTTGCAATGTCAACGGCTCCTCCACGATCAACGGGGTGAACGTCTCGACGCCATCCACGGTCACCGTCGCGCTAGCCTCGCCGGCCGGAGTAGGCCCCTGGACGCTCACCTGCGTAGGCACCGACGAGCTCAACACGACAGCGGCCGTCAACGCGTCACTCACTATCAGTCAGGTGACCTACACGGCGACGTTCCCCGCACCCGCCGCGGGCTCCGCGCTGCGGTTCCAGAGCCAGGTCAACGGCGGGATCAACAGCAACGGCGTTGTCGATCCAACGCTAACAACGACGCTCACGGTCTACGCCCTGACCGGGAACGGATACCGGGTGTGTGCGTTCGGCGAGACGATGGAGGGGTCGGCGGCCTTCGGGTGGCTGTCGACCCTCAACCCAATGCTGCGAAACGCTATGGGGCCACAGGCGGGTGCTGGTGCAGGCCTCAACTACATCGGAGGAGTCTACTCCGTCGGGCAGAACGCTGACAACTCGATCGTCGTCAACGCGCATGACATACAGCTAAAAACTAGCTTTACTACGCTACTGAACGGTGCTACCTCCGCGGCCACAGCGTCGACCCTCGTCGAGCGCGACGGATCGGGAAACTGCGCCTTCGATACTGTGACTGTGGCAGCTGCGGCACTCTCGAGCACTGGGTCCGTGGGCAGCCCCCAGATCAAAACCACATCCGGAACGTCGGCCAACGTGCTCTGGATCACGACCGGGGCGTCCTCAAACTCGGGCCAGTCGATCGGGATCAGCGCGGGCGCCGGCGCTGCGTCTAGCACCGGTGGTAACGTTATAGTTTCCGGCGGGAATGGGACCTCTGCACAGGGTGGGTATGTGCAGATTCAAGGCGGCGCCTCCGGATCTTCGGTGGGCAACATCGCCCTTGGCGTTGGTAGCCCGTTGTTTGGCGGAGCAGCCAACGTGGTTTGGATTCCTACTATCGGTTCAGCTGTGCCATATGCCACGGGGGCGAACACCGGCATTCTATACGCCGTCGCGATTGCTGGTCAGCCTCCAGGATCTCAAGCTGGAGACCTGTACTGGCATTATAACAATACACATTACAAAATCGCAGGACCCTGACAGATGGTAACGAATCCTGCAAACTGATACTTCGCCCCGCCATGCCTTAAAACGCCGACATTGAGCATCGCGAGCCCTTACACAATCCGGGTCCGACGAAAGGAACCCCATGGCTCAATCTCCGTACAGCGGCCAGCCGCAAAACGTCCACGCCGTCGACCCAACCGGCGCCTCGCTGTTCACCGCGGCGAGCCCGGGGGTGGTTACGACAAACAGTCCGCTGCCAGCCGGCGCCAATTTGATCGGAAGCGTAACGCTCGCTGGGGCCACTCTCACGACCGTGCTCGGGGTGCAGACCGCGACGACGCTCACCTCGTCGGCGACGATTGCTACGGTTACCCCGCAGGGCTACGCGCCGATCTCGTACTCGTACCCAGCGAACGGCCTCGTGGGTACCCTGACGCCATACTACTCGCTAAACGGCACGACGTGGACGGCGACCACGATGACGCCTACCGGAGGCACGGCGCAGAGTTCGATCGTATTGTCTGGAGGCGCCAACGCAGCGGCAACGGGTACGATCACGCAGGTGGCGGGCGCCGTCGCATATCAGGTTCAGGTATCCGGCTCTATCTCTGGCACGATGGCCCTGACGCTGACTGCGGGATTGCTCTTCGACTCGGGTGGTAATCTACGAGTCGGAACGACAGCGGACGACGCGCCAGTCTACGAGGACAACCCCAATGGCGTCGCTGCCATTGCGCCCAAACCGAACGCGGCGAGCGCTTACGGGATTACGCCGACAAGCACCCTGTTCGCGTCCTCCGGCGTTGGAGGGATCAAGTCGAGCGCCGGCAACGTTTACGGGCTGATGCTGACGAACATCGACTCGTCGGCGCACTTCATTTTCTTGGTCGCCACCAACACCCCGGCGGCCGGAAGTCCGTCGGTAGTGCCACCTATCACGGTGCCCGCCAACTCGACGATCACGGTCACATTCCCGGCACCTGTACAGCTTGCGGCCATCGGGCTCGCAGACATGACCACGGCCGCAGGTGGCACTCTTCAGACGAATCAAAAAGTCTACTACACCCCTTTCTTCAAGTGAGGCCACGTGACCACGCAATACGACTTCTGCTACGTCGATCAGGTGGTTTTGGATGCCAGTGGCATGCCGACGGGCGCGCACAATCTATATGGAGTTGTGATGTGGTTGCCGCCTGCGTGGCTTGCGGGCACTCCTACTCCAGCCGGGTGGTATTGCGTTAACGGTGGCCGCATCTACGAGTGCACGACCCCCGGAACGACAGCGGCAAGCGGAGGTCCTACGGGTACCGGTTCGGGTATCACGGACGGTGGTTCGACGTGGAACTATATCGCGGCAGCCTCCGGGACACAGGGCTATTGGTGGTGGGGTATGCCGGAGACCTCCTTCGGTTCGGGTGGGGTGCCGGCCGGCGCGACCGCTCCTCCTCTCCCTATCGCCCCCGGTACCGTGTACACGATCCAGCAGTGTCAGGCGGCTGACGTCGGCTGCATCGCGTTTAATATCGGACAGGTGGCCAACCAAGCGGCGGCAGGCGCGGCGCTAGGCGCTCAGTGGTCTGGGTTCGTTGCGACGTTAATTGCGAATCTCCAGCAGCAATATCCAGCGATTGCAAACGGAGCGGCGTTTACCCCTACGCCGTTTAACAATGCGATGGGGACCTGTACGCTAACCGGAGCTGTCTAACTTATGCCACGTATCCTTCCACCGCCCGGAGTCTGTCGTGCCGTACACGTCGACGGTACAACAAGCCGCCTCGTAGTCAGTCACCAGACGATCCCAGGAGCGGTGTAAGGTGGCGCGCATCACTGCATCCGGTCGCGTCGCTACGGCAGGCAGGGTTAGTGCTGCCAACAGAGCTACGCAGGTAGTAAACGGCACCTACCCGGTAGGCACGCATCCTTACTGGGTCGCGTTTGACGGCGCAAACATGTGGGTTGCAAACTACGGAAGTAACAACGTAACGAAGCTATCTCCGTCTGGCGTTGCCTCAGGGCCCTACCCGGTAGGGACGCAGCCTTGCGGGATCGCGTTTGACGGCGCAAACATGTGGGTTGCAAACTACGGAAGTAACAACGTAACGAAGCTATCTCCGTCTGGCGTTGCCTCAGGGCCCTACCCGGTAGGCACGAACCCTTGCGGGATCGCGTTTGACGGCGCAAACATGTGGGTTGCAAACTACGGAAGTAACAACGTAACGAAGCTATCTCCGTCTGGCGTTGCCTCAGGGCCCTACCCGGTAGGCGCGAACCCTTACTGGGTCGCGTTTGGCGGCGCAAACATGTGGGTTGCAAACTACGGAAGTAA